TCTTCACCGTAGCGAGCATACTCAAGTCCGAACAATGCATTCAAACCTGGGAGCAACTCTTTCAGTAGTTGTGCGCGTGAAATAGCCATTATTTAGCTCCTTATGCTGCTGTTGCTACAGCGGCATTGCTGTAGTAAGTGTGAACACCGAAGTTAAATTTAACGATAACTTCTGTGAAAGAACCCGATGCATTTACAGTTTCTGGAATGCCATCAACGATACGGATAGGTAATGCTGTACCTGTACCAGTTGTTGCTGAAACTGAAGAATATGAATCGCCTGTTGTAGTGCTACCAGCAGTGATAACTAATGCTGTATTCTGACCAACTGCTGCACGTGAAACGGCAGAGATAGTAGAAGTACCAGCAGAAGTAACCGCCACTTTGAACAACGCATCTGGATCATCGCAAACAAAAGCTTGGATGTCAGAGGCTGTCAAATTGCCTGGATAGTACTGAGTTTGTGTAGGTTGCTTGTTTACAGGGTTTGTAAACTGACAGCCCAAGAAAACGCCAACTGCATCAGTCGCAGTAGATGTGGTTGATACTTTGCTTAATGTACCGCCTGTATTCAAGCGTACAACGTCACCATAATAGATGGCAGTTGCAGAACCTGAAGCGATAGGGAACAAGCGAGTAGAACCAGCAAATACCTGACCACCAATCAAATTGATTGGCTGTAGCCCGTATGGGGCTGAAACGGTAGGATAAGCCATTTGTAACTCCTAATTAAATTTAAGAACCATTGCCAAAACTAGTCGTAGATTTTCTCTCGTTAAAGAGGGGCATCCTTGGGTCGCTTTGACGCATTAAATTATTATCTACAGCTTCCGTCTGATTCTGTGACTGCTTCTGGAAGTATTCGTTCCGTTGCTTAACAAACTCAGTTGGAGTCTTACAGAGTAATAACCCGCCGATCTCAATATTGTCCTTAAAGCGACTATTGGGGTCAGCTAACAGTTGAAACTTAGGTTGCTCTTCTAAGCGCACTGGTTCCCAACCTTCCCTCATCTTTGCAGATAAGTTACGGGGGTCAGCTGCATTTAGAGTTGAAACCCTAATCCAGCGATATGAATAGCCTTCCTGTTTGTCAGGTTCTGGGAGAAGTTCTGGGAGTTGCCACTGTTTAGGACGCTCCGTTAGTTCACGACTTTCCAAATCTCTTGTTACTTTTGCGTTGCTTGTTGCCATTTTAGGCCTCCAGTTTTAATAGTTCACGGACATACTGCTCAGGGGTAAGACCAAGTTTTTTAGCTATCGCAACCTGCGATGTCTTTAGCTTGACCTTTTTAGGTGCTGTTGACCTTGTTGCCGGAGCAACCACTGTCTTCGGTTTCGCCTTTGGTTCGTCCTTCGGCTCTACTTCTACTTCTTCCGTTTTCTCATCAAAATTTTCTGGAAACCGTTTCCGCATTGTTTTGTCCAATGCAGAGTAATACTCTTCAGAGCCAATCTTGACACCTTGGCGTTTAAGCTTTTCGTGAAGCCCTAACGCTGCTGCTGTCATCTCTTCGTCCTGTCCGAACCAAGGATTTTCAACTTGCCATTCCATGACCCGATCGTCAGGTCTTGGAGCAGATTCGCTCGTTTGTTGTATTTTTACATCATAATTTTCTTCTTGTAAAGTCGGAAGTTTAAAGTTCTGAGCTTTATCAAGAGCCAGGGTTGCTTGGGAGATAGCCTGTTGCGCTTCAGCCATGCGGTCAGATTCACCTGATTCGTATGCTTCTTTATAGGCTTTCTTAGCCATTTCAAGCTGCATTTCAGAGGAAGTTTTAACGGCGGCAACATACTCTTGTTCACCAGTGGTGAGCATATGCTTGATGCGTTTGTTCTCTTCCAACAGTTTACGGGTGGCGTTTAATGCTTCTTCACGCTCCCTTTCGGCTGCTTCAGCACGACGTCTTTCGTCATGCCATACACGCTTCATGGTGACAATCTTCTTCTTAGCATCTTCGCTGTATTTGTCTAATTCATTGACTTCTACCTCAAGTTGCTTGACTGTCTCTACGCTAGCAGGGTATCGATTACGATCCTCTTCTGGAGTATCATCTTCAATTTCAATATCAAGTTCTGCCTCTGTCTCAGCAGCCTTTTCATTCTCTACTTCATCAGGAAATTTATATTCCTCTTGATTTAATTCTGCCATCGTTTGGCTCCTTAAATAAATTTACGCTTGATGCCACGGGGATCTTGTACGATCGCTTCTACCGAGTCATCGTTAATAATGCGGAATTCACGGTCATGAATAACTAATCGTGTACCTGCATTAGGTCTAACAAGGATAAAGTCACCCTTCTTACACCAAGGCCCATTTGGGAAACGGGTTGTATCCGCATAACAATCTGGACCAAGATCAACCACAAACAGTACGGTGGTTAAAAGTTCATCATGTCTACGGGTTTCGTCTGATTTAATAATTCCGCTGTCAAACGCTTCTTCAGCTTCTGGAATAGCGCAAAGAATGCGATATCCCTGTGGTATAGGCAACTGTTTTGCCCGTTCTTCTACATCTTTGTTTAGCACCGCAGATAAGTCTACTGCTTGGCTAAGGTTTAGTTCACTCATCGTTTGAGTTCTCCAAGTTTTGTTTAAGGTCTAATATTTGCTGCTTTGCAATGAGCAGACCCCTGATCTCACCGCAAACTCTTTGATAGCCAGGATAATCATGCGCCTGTCCGCTTCCTAGCCATTCTTTCAGTTGTTGCACTTTCTTGTCTACCTCGTTTGATAGCACTTCAAGTACGTCCATCATTCACCTTTCTGTTTAGGTTCCTTCTGTGGTTTTGCAAGCTCGTGTGCTTGCTCTGATTTATGCATAGCGATATTGGTCAACAATTGCTTGTTTTGAATATCGTGTGCTTTTCCCTTTTCAGAGATATGCTTTACTAGATCAAGACCAGCCTTCATCTTCTCGTCAACTTGTTTGGCTTGAATTTGAGCCTGTGTCTTAGCTGATTCTAGTGCTGCATTTGCTGCAATGCGTGAACGCTCAATCTGCAATTGTTCTTGCTTGAGTTGTGCGTCCGTAGCATCTTTTTGGGCTTTGCGTTGTTGCTCTGCCGCTTTAAGTTGCAACTCTTGTTGTTGCATTTGTACCAATGGATCCTGAGCCTGTTGCTGTGCTTGTTGCTGTGCAACTTGGGCTTGGTTCTGTTGGAGCAATCGTTGGGAAGCCTGAGCCAACAGTGGTGCAAGGCGGGCTTCTACTTCTGGATCCATATTGACTTCTTCGCCTGATACATCTTCTGTAGGTGGCAAGCTCATGCCGAGTTGCTTTTCAATCTCAACACGGTATTGGAATCCAAGGTGTTCGTTAATGTGAGCCATCATAGCGGCTTGCAACTGTTGAGCCTGTGGATTGTTCTGCAGTAACTGCATAATCTTAGGATCTTTCATTGCAGACATATGGACTGTAATGTGGGATGTATGATCCTGATATTGGAAAGCCTTAACGGGCTTCATCATCAAGATGTTTTGGTTCTCAGTCACAGGATCTTTAGGCTTCATGTCCTCTGGTAGAGGGATCAGCTTATGAGCGTCCTTAATACTGAGTACATCCAACATCTGACGGTAGAGCAATGGCATGTTAAACAGGTTAGGCGACTGCTGTGCCAACTGCATAACTGCTTGATATTGAACGATCTTTTGTGCCATTGTGGAGGCATTAGGATCGCTAACAGGGATTACATCTGTACTCTTATAGTCAGATTGTTTAGCTTTACGGCTACCTTCTTCAGGCTTGTAGTCGTATTCTGTGGGCGCGTTATCAGAAATAATACGCTTTAACAGTTTCAATTCTTGTTTCAAGCTGTAGTGGATACGAGCTTGTACTGCGGACATGACCTTTAAGGTTCTTTCCAAGATGGCAAGCGTTGTTCCTACTGGAGCCGCGGCAGACATATCGGAAACTTGCAGATCTGCTGTGTTAGCAAAACGGCGACCTTCTTCTACGATCTGATTTAGCAAAGCCATTAAGACTTGGCTAGGCTCCTTGTAGGGCAAAGGCATAATGTTGTCACGCATAGCTCCCGAAGGCACGTCCACGTCACGGAATTCTCCAGGGGCAATTGGGGTATCGTCACCTTTAACCCGTAGTCCTCGTGTTTTGAATCCACCTGGTAAGTTGGCAAGTGAACCCGCATCGACCAATTGTCGGATGATTGAGGTTCCGCTCTTAGCGTAGGCGCCAATGAGGTGGATAAGACCAAAACAATAGAAACCAAAGCCTGGAATATACCCATAGTGTACAAATGACTGCCGTTTTTGATGTTTATCATCGTCCTGCTCCCAATT